TACACCCTTACCAATCTGGAAACCACCACTGTCACCTAAGACAAAACTACGGCTACGATCACGATTACGTATCATATCTTCTTTTGGACTGTGTTTGTTAATATCTAATTCAGCGTGACCTGCTGAGTATAATGCCCAATGATATGGAAAATAAGCCGCATCTGGATTAAGCCAGTTGAGTCCTTCAATGCCATTTTCAAAGTCTGCTGGAACTCGTGCAGGATCTACATACGTAGGATCATGTCGTTGCTTGCCTACATAAGTAGCATAGAAGCCACTAAGTGCTGGTAAGAATACAGCATAATCTTTCTGTTTACTAGTAAGGTTATCTATTTCCACTGTTATTTGCTTTGTGCTGGTAGGATATAGTTATAAGTAGCAAGACCTGAGTTAACAGTGATCTGCGCCGCACCTTCGTCACTGATACTAAATTTCTTATCACCTGCTAGATTTAAGATACTTAATACAGCATTAACTGGCCATGACCAATTTTTACTTAGTGTGCCTGTTACACCTGCCTGGAACGTAAAGTTACCTGCATGACTTGAATGATCTCCAAATGATAATTCTAAGTTACCATTGTTAGTTTTAGCAGTAAAGTTTGCTTCTTCTGCATTAGCACTCGCTTGGAATTTAAGTCTTTGGATGTTAGCAACTGTAGGTTCAAATTCTACATTCCAGGTCACTGCTCGCATTTTAACTGTTTTGAGTTTGTCATTGACAATCTCTGTGCTCATAAAACGATAATCGTTCTTAAAGTCACCTGCGGCATTTTCAAAGTGTAAACCTACTGCTACCTGTTCACCATTGCGATCTTGTTTGGTAATTGAAATTTTAGCATTGTCTTTATATTCTGGAATACCCAAGATAGTGTTTAGTTTTGCTAGGTTTGGCATACCAAATGTGCCAATAAACTCTGCTACTGGTCCATTTAATTTAGCTTGAACTATAACACTACGGTCTTCTGCCAGTGCTTCAATTGTTGTTTCTGTGTCTGTTCCTGATACTTTAACTAGGTCAATAATGCCCAAGCCATAAGTGTTTTTAACGATGTCTAATAGATGGTCTCTCATTTAATTCTCCTTTGATAATATATTGTATATGGTTTATTTAGGTTTTGCAAGTCATTTGAAAAAATTATTTTGGTATTATTTGTGCTAATGCCTGATGCGCTTTTAATGTTGTTAGTGTTCCTGGTTTGCTGAGTTCTAACCAGCTGATGTAAGATCCAGAAGTTTCTATTTTAATGTCGTTTTTAGAAATAATATCATAACCAATTGATTTGATTATCTTATCTAATGCTCTAAAAGTCACATAAGACTGCCCGCCACAATTTATTTCTGCTATTTCGGCCCAGGTTACTGATCTTTCTATATCACAGTTATTATAACTAAACATAAAAACACCACCCGGTTTCAATAATTTAAAAACTTCTTTAAGATACGTTTCAATTTTTTCAATCGAAAGGTAATTAAATGTGTCCCAGCAAAGAACAAATCCAAATTTTCCTTGCGGTAAAATCAAAAAGTTCCTATCTTTAATTTCGTATACACGTAATCTTCTTTGATACATTTCTGGATACGACGAAACTATATTTTTTAAGTTACTAATGTCACTGATTGTATCATGTGAAGTTAGATACAAAGGATCTCCAGAAACCATATAATCTACAATTTTTCTTGATCTAGGATTAATTTGCAAAGCTGGATGACGCCAATCAGAATACCCAGAAATTTTACTTGTAAAATGATTTTCGACTGCCGCATCAAATTCCATATTATAACCCGTATTCAATTGATGTATAACTTCCTCAGTGAATTTTTTACGATAATCGTCGTTATCATGTAATCCAGATGCTATCTGATCTATATCCTGGGTCACTTGATCAATGTGATTTTTGATATGATTTAAAATTTCATTGTTTTGAGATTTAATTAAGTCATAGTCAATGATAAATTTATTAAGTGATTCTTGATCGACGGTTGGGTTATTATCTTTGATTATATCAAACAAATTAATCTTATCTTCTAACTGTTGGGTAAGATCAAATACTTTTAGCTTTTCTAAAAGTTCATTTCGGTATTTGGTTAATTCTGACAGATTTGCCATTATTCAAAACTAAACAAATTATCAAATGTTGTGGCAATCTGTGTGTTCTCAGCGATTTGCCATTTCAACACACCTAGTAAGTTTTCTACCTTTTGATCTACGATACCAGTTTCCATACTAGCATCATCAAACGGTAATTCTTTAAACCACGCAGGAATATGGGTTTCATCTGTGGGATATCCAACACTGCTATAGCCCAGTGGATTTTCTTTTAACTTACATACCACAGTTTTCATACCATCCACGATACTCATACTGTATTGATCACCCATCATGCGTTTAAGATTGTTCCAATTCATAGCCGCACGCACATGCCCTGGCATGTTGGCTTTGCCTAGACGTTCTTCTTCTTTGGTATACTTGGTCAAATTGTTTACACGCTTAGGTGTGCCTTTCTCCCAAGCTGGACGTTCTGTAAAGATTAATTTAAAGTCTCTGACCTTGGTAATGATAGCATCACGCTCGGCACCAGTTAATACAGATAATAAGACGTCACTTAAGAAGTCTTGGATAACTTTAGGAGTATCTGATCTCTTTAAGTCTAGGCCCATGGCTTTTACTTTACCTGGATTGCCGTGTGTATCCAAACGATGTCCTTCCATATCATAGATTAGGATAGCATAGCGTTTCTTTTTAATAAACAAACCTTTGAGTGATACACTTTCTCTTCCACCTTTGATCAATTCACCTTGACGTCGTGGAGTATGGAAAGCCCGTTCACAGAACGCCGGAAAACTTTCATTTACCTGATCTGCGATGCTGTCATATAAGCCCACTGCTATGTCTTTGTTCCATTCCATCTTACCTTCTTCTACATCTTTCTTAACCATTGGATACGCACTGAAGTAACATGAGTCTGTATCACCATATATGATCGCTTCACCAGTGTGATCATATACGCCAGTGATACACTCATTGATATATGCATCCATGTGACGGGCGATAGTTCTACCTGTTAATGTAGTTGATTGTCCGATACGCTTGTCAAAGAAACGACATCCTGGATTTAAAATAGCACCATACAAACTATTCAAGTTAATCTTTTTAACCAGTTGTCTCTTGTCCCAGAACGCAGTATCTTCATCAGTGACAGCTTCTTTCTTTTTAGTCTGCATATCTTGACGTTCACTATACCAACGTTCTAGTAAGCCTGGTATAATACCTTTGCGTTCATTATTAAAGATAGTACCGTTAGCTGATAATATCCACGGTTTATTGCTGTCGAAGATCAATCGCCAACAATCTGCGGCACTTAGGACATCACTGGTACCGTTAGCCCAATCGATAGTAATCTCTGTTCCAACTTCACCATTCATCACTGCGGTATATTCTAAACTGCCAAACAAGTTTTCCCATGCATCTGCAAAACTACTACCCGCTGTTTGTTTTTCTTTGATATAGTGTTCTGTCATTGTTTGACGCAGTTGACCAACAATAGTCTCTGGACCCATGTTAAGCGCACGAATAGCACTAGGATACAGTGAGTTAATGTCGATAGCACCAATGTAGTCATGCATGCCTGCTTTAGGAGTTGCCACATACGCACCTGCGGCCTGTGTGTCAAACTGTTCATCACGGTTACGATTTGGAACAACCATACCAAGTTGATGTGCTTCATTGATGATAGCCTGTTCAGTAACTGCTACTGCACCCATGGTAGTTTGTAGTAGCACTGTGTTGTCATGTGCTAGTTCATTGGCTAGGTCTAAGAAGCGTAGTTTAGTATCTAGTTTGTGTAATAGTGCGGTGTCTTGGCGATTGTATTCGATAAACTTAGCAAAGTCTTTATTGTATAGTTGATCTAATGTGCCTTCATACTGTGTTTTACTTTCGCCTAGTTCATATTCTGAGATAGCATCTAGACTGTAACTGTGACGTTCTTCATAGGTATATTTGCGATACAGTTGCATATAGTCCATATGAACACGACCAATCAAATCAAAGGTCATATTGGCTGCACCAAAGCGTTCAAACTCACGTTGCTTAGGGAATTGGCCCCATAAGCAGAATCTGCGTGTGTCATCTTTGCTTAGAACGCGATTGGTCCGTTGCACCATATATGGAATATCAAATCCCTCTGAGTTCCAACCTGATAGTATGTCTGCATCATCGATCAAGTCTAAGAATGTTTTTAATAAGTCTTCTTCACGTTCCATCAAGAAACAATTATCATATTGCTTGGCGATCTCTTCAGCAGTTTCCCAGCTCATGCTCTTAGGCGGGATGACCATAGTAACTAGTTTGTCTAGCCAATCAAGATATATTGATACCGCGGTGATTGGATTAAATGGATCTTCTGGACGACTGAATCCTCGCACTGGGTCAAAGTCTACCTCAATGTCGAAGAATGCTGTTTGTAGTTTTGGAGACTTCTGACCTAGATAGTTTTCTTCTAAGCAACGGAACACGGGATTAATGTCACTTTCCCAGATACGCTTACCTGAATTAATTTTAACTTCTTTATGAAATTCTTTACCTATGCGTGTGCTGAATCTTGATACTGGGGTATCATAAATAGTGCGGAATTTACCACGAGGATCATCGTAGTAAAAAGTATAGTTGGCAGGGTATTCTTTATACTCTCTTTGTCCATTTACACGCTCAACAATGTAAATGCGATCTTTTGTTCTATCGAACAATGCGTCTATGTAACTCATTTATTTCCTTTTTGTGCGACTTCTAGCTCACACACACTCTTCATGCCCAATATGGGCGTTATAATATTAATTATACAGCAATCGACTATATCCCACAAGATCAACTAAGAAAATAGTTAGGCTGGTCATAAACAATCCAAAACTTCCTCTGCTTAGTGCTGAATACATGCTAATAGCTAAACAGCAAAAGAACAAAGGATAAACAACTAAAAATGGTACATCCGGCACTGTCGCCGCAAAGGTCACTACTACTATGATGTTTAAAAACCAATTAAATACTTCTAAACATAATCTTAAAGGATGGCTATGCCAATCTTTCTTAATAAAGTTAGTAGTTTTCTGCCAATCTATTTTCATGTTTATACTAATTTTGGCAACTTAGTCTGTCTAGAAAGTTCTTCCGCGATACAAACTCTGACATAGTCACCTCTTTTATATTGTTCCCAACTATCTGGTGCTATAGCAAAAGATAGTGTGTTTGTTTTTTCTAACTTTAGTTCAGCACATATTTGGTCGTATATAGGGATATATTTTTCAATAAACCAATCATGACTAAATTGTTTTAACAATTGATACCCTATCATTGCTGATAACTTATTAAATATTCCCATTTTTACTGTAGCACCAATACTATCATCGATAAATTCTTTTGTAAATCTTATTCCAGTCCTAAAATTAGTCAATGAATAATTCTTACTAAGACTAAAATTTATTTCTTTTATAGAGATATGTGTTAGATCATAGTCTATTCCGTGTCCAACTGTAAAATAACATGCATCGATCATCACCGGCACATTAAGTTTATCAGCAACATCTAATAGTGCTTGGTAATCTGGTAGTGTTCTTCCATTGCCAGAAAAGGGATGACTAAGAATAACACAATCGTTATTACTCAATACATCTTCTTCTAGTGGTAACAATTCCCTTTGCTGAACCCTGCTTACTATTTTAGTAAGGATAAAATCACTTTTGCTTACTCGAATTCTACGACCAGGGTATCTAGAAATAAATTCAGGGAATGCATTAGTAGATCCAGAAAGATATGCTGAATGTTCAAAGTTATCTAATCCACGTATTTTATTATAACTACTAGATGCTATCCAATTACGCCAAGTTTTTTCGTATGTAGAATATTCAAAATTGTCGATATTATCGATGTCTAAAGTTTTTAAGATTTGATCTATAAAACTTCTGACTTCTGAATCCTCGATTGGTTTTGACCCTGGACTCAAACCGTGCGACCAACTGTTTCGAGAATGTCAGTGACTGTTTCGTGATCAGCATTAGTTTCGGTTAGTTTTGATTTTTGAGCAATCTTAATTGCTTTTTTGAGCAAACTAGGTTTAATTTCTAATTCTTCTGCTACTGCTTTTACGGTATCATTCAAGCCTGCGCTCAAATCTTCTACTTCTTGTAATACAGCAATACCTTCGTTAATTAGTTGAGTTAGTTTGGCTTTTTGTTCGCCTGAAAACATTTTTGATGCCATGATGTGGCTCTCCTTGGTTGAAAAATATATTATACTATAATTATATATGCGTGTC